TTTCAGTAATTTGTCTTTCAAGACGAATGACATCATCATCTGCATCAATGAACCGATCAACATCGGTCTTGAGAATATTTAGGTCAAATGGCTCCCACTTAAAACGGTCTAATTCCTCTTTAGACAGCTTTCCTGTGTAATACAGCCACTTGTACTTCCGCATGACACGGAGCGTTCTCTCGTCCTCTGCTAGGGCTTCCTTGTGCTTCTTGAGGAATATGAGATACTTGTTATGGATCTGTGGAGTATTGACCGATTCTGTTGCTAGTTCGGTGGAATCAATCTTCAGATCTTCTTGGACTTGTTGTTTTAGTTCATCAAAATTCATAATATAATTATACACATTATTCTATTAAATCAACTTGTTATATTACCAGGATCTGGATCAAACGAATAGTAAGTATATGCAAATGTTACAGTTGCCTTCTGAAATGAATTAGAAGGAGCATCACTCATAAATTTTAATCCAGATAAAGCAATCGGAAAAACTTGATGAAAGATTACTTTTATATTGTCGTTATATGTTCCTTTGGTCAAATGTAAATATGCTGTGCTTTCCCATGACTCAAAAGGAAGTTCGTTATTGTAATTATCGCTATCGATATTTCCTAGATGTCTCATCCATCTATAAATCTCTAACCAATTATTCATTTTTTCATCTACCAGAAAACTCAAAGTCAAATTTTCAAATCTATAAGCACCAATAGGTCTTCTAACTGGAATACCTAATGTAGTTGGCTGATCTTGAGCTTCAAGAATTAAATTTGGTAAATTTGCTTCTTGCGTATAATATTCTACGGTAGGAAGCCTAGACAGCTCAAACCTGAAATAATTCTGACCTAATGTAGAAATTTCTGTAAATGCCATAAACTATGTAGAAAAGAAAACGGGAGCCATTTCTGGCTCCCGTTTCCGAAGTCTTAGATACTACTTATCAGTTGGTGTTACCATGGAGGTTGGTAACGCGGAAGATGCGGTAGTACTGGTTTGCGCTCTGGGTCATGGTTTCACCGTCAGGTAGACCTGTGGTGGTGTTGATAACGAAGGGGTTAGCGACCATGCCGTAACGGGTCTTGAAGCCGATCTTTGGCTGGAAGGTGTCAGGATCGACTGCACGGACCATCTGGAGTGGGACGTATGGGCAGTAGAAGAGGCCAGCGTCGTATGGGCTTGCACCACGGTAGCCGACGCAAACAAAATCTACACCAGACTGGACGTAAGGATCGATGTAAACGCGCATCTTGCCGTTGAGTACGCCAGCAAAGGTGTTGCCAGTGTCATCAACTTCAAGTTGGTTGTTTAGAGCGGGGCTGATGTTTAGCCATCCACCCATGGCGAGGGCTGAAGCAACATCTGACGAGCAGATGATGAAGTTACCCTTACCACGACGAGTTTCCTTGGCAATCTGGTTGGCTTCGCGTTCGATCTGGAACATGAGGCCACGGAAGCGTTCAGCTGACCAACGACCGTCTGAGTCGGTTAGAAGGTCATAGACACCGCCACCGAAGCTGCTTGAGCTTAGATCGGTCTGGGCAGCACCAACCTTGGCGACATGGTAGATGCCACGAACGACTTCGCGGTTGATTTCAGCAAGAATTTCAGTGCTGAGAATGTTAGCGAGTTCGGTTTCAGCATCAAGTCCGTGAACAGCCTTGAGGTCTTGAGCAAGTTCAGTGGTGTAGTCGGCCTTTAGAGCACGGGTCTTAGCCTGAACAGCAACCTTATCGATGGTGAATGCCATCTCGTTGAACTGCTTGGCTGATCCGAGTCCTTCAGCTTCACCAACTAGCATACCCTTGAAATCAGCTCCGTAGAATGTTTCCTTGGTAGCACCAGTTGTTCCTGCGAAGAGGCTTAGACCGTAAGTGGTGCTATAGCTTAGACCACCGAGGTAGTTGCCGTAACCAGCAGTACCGCCTGAACCACCGAATGGTACGAAGGGTTCCTGGAATAGGGCTTCTCTTCTTAGAGGAGTTGGGGCATTGACTGCATCGTACTTGGGACGCATTGCGAAGATGAGTCCGGTTGGAGCGGTCATGGGCTGAACGCCGCAGATGTCGTAAGCAATGAGGTTTGGCATTGCGCGACGAACGAGGCTGATTAGGATTGGGTCGTAACCAGCGATTGAGTTTGAAGATGGGGTAGCGACGTTGCTGATGACTCCACCGAGGGTGTTGTCTTCAGTTAGTCTCTGAGTGCGTATGGCCTGCTCTTGGTTCTCAAGAAGAACAGCAGTTACCTTGGTCTTGTAGGTATCTTCGATTTGTGGGAGGGCATCGTGCTTTAGAACTGGTTCCCACTTCTCAGTTAAAATGTCGTATGGGGTTGAGTCGTCAAAATTCATTTGTATCTCCTAATGTTTTATATATTAAAATTATTTCTTTAAGTGTCTACTGATAGCTTTCTTGTAAATGTCCATACCTTCTGTAATCATTTCAGGCTCAGATGCTGTGTCAAGAATATCTACCTTTTGAGCGAATCTTGGCATTGAGGCTGGAGCTGACTGCATTTGAGCATGTCCATTTCCAAAATAACTTTCCTTTAGTATTTGAATCTTACCTCTGAACTGTTCTGCGTCATCAAACTCAATACCTTCAGCTAGATTGGCTAGTTTTTCAATCTGAGTCTGAGCTAGTCCTTGGGTTTCCTGAGCAAAAACACTTACTGCGGCAGATTCAAGTAACTTCTTTCTGAGAGCAATGTTTTCATTCATTGAGCTGTTCAATGCATCTTCTTGCTCTTCGATCTTGGTGTAGAGTTCGTCTAGAACATCATACTTTTCGTTTGGTACATCGATGAAATTGCTTTCGAATAGCTTCTTCAATCCGAAGATGAAGTTTTCGGCTAGTTCTACTTTAATTCCTCTTTCGACCTGAAGCTTGTTCTCGTTGATCCATTCTTCAACGACATAGGTTAGATAATCATCAACCTTTTCTGTAAGTTCATTTACAGTTGTGGCGAGAGCATTGGTATACTCAGCCTTGTATGCTTCATTGATACGAGAAGCGATTTCATTTGATTTTTCGTTTACTGCTGCAACGAAAATGGTCTTTGCCTTCTCAACGAAATCTTCAGAAAGATTTGCATTTGCAAAAAGGGCTGCTAGATGCTCCTTTAGATTTTCTTCTGATGATTCTTCTTCTTCTTCCTGTTCTCCAGCACCAGGATTTTGGGCCTGTTGTGCCTGAGCTTGACCCATTGGGCCTTGAACACTTCTCATGTTCAATTGAGCTAAACCTTCGGCAGGGGGATTCTTTGTTTGAAGAATGAAACCCTTACCTTCGGCATCGAATGATGTTTTACCTAAAAAGTCCATTTCTACTGATGTATCGTTCATTTGTTAATTCTCCGTTTTTATATATGTTTAAATTTCTGTTTGACCGTACTGAATGTTTGCGTGTGGTGTTCCTTTACCCATTCTTCTTAAATTAATGCCTGCACTTGCTTTTAGTGCTTGAGGTGCTAAACGATAAGGAGCTAACAATGTTTTCATTGCTGCTTCCTTATATTCAGCACCTAATCTACCTAGAGGTCCTTGACCGGATTGATTGGCCAAGTAATCCTGCCATTTTCTCTGCTCATCTGCCCATGCAGCACCAGCATAAGAACCAGCAGCCGCAGCATCCAAAGTTTCTCTGCTATAATTTCTAGCTTTAGAACCTCCAGCTACACGACCAAAACCTCTTTTCAGTTTTCCCAGCATTCCAGTAAAAATATTTTCATTTAATGAATTAAAATCGATATTCTTATTCGACTCTGATAAAAAATGAAATTGTTCTATTCTAGAGGTCATTTAATTTTTCTTAAGAAATCTGCAAACAGCTTAATTGATTCTGCCTGAAGTTTTCTTGAAGGAGTATTCTTCAAGGTATTGTGATATTGAGCAATCTGCTGTTCTTTGAGAAGACCATTATCCCAAACCCATTCCTTGCCTTCCATGATTCCGTTTACGAAAGCATTTGGTGCTGAAGGATCTGCGACAATATCGATTGCTGCAAGCATGAAGTCTTCCTTCACGACATTTACTCCACCGCGCTTTTCCAAAGAACCCATACCACGGGTCGAAACTCCGAGCTTGACACCTTCGCTCATCAGATTCTTTACGATCTGACCGCATGGGGTATCAAGAATCTTAGCCTTACCGTAGAAGTCATTGTTGTTTTCATAAAGCCAGGTGACTTTATGAGAAACGCGATCAAGATTTACTGAAGGACCGGATGGGTGATTTAGTTCGCCAAGAGCACGATTCTTATTCACATATTCAGTGACATAGCGATTGGCTTCTTTAGCAAGAATTTGCTTTGGATAAACTCTGCCATTCTTGTTCTTTTGTTCGGCCTGCATGAAAACACCTTCGATGAAAAATTGCTTTTCACCGTCTTTGTTTTCGGTTAGATATGCTACTTCTTCTACTGTTTCTGTGATTAGTTTCATTTATTATCCGTTGTATGACATGCGAACATCAAA